TTGCACTGCCTAACGGCGCTCACGTCTATCTGGCGTCGGGATATGGCCCGGCAATTGCTTTCACTGGCGCGACGAACGCCGAAAACGTGGTGATCACCGTCAGTTCCGCGGAGGAACTTGAAGTGGGTGATATCGTCCATGTGAACTGCAACTGGTCCGGAATTGATAACGTCATTGCGAAAATCGATGTAATTGCTGAAAGCGCAGTCACGCTGCGAAATATCAATACCATTAACAAAAACAAGTATGCGGCCGGCGGCGGTACCGGCTCTATTCGCAAGGTGCTGGAGTGGACCGAACTGCCGCAGATTACAGAGTTATCGAAATCTGGTGGCGATCAGAACACAACACAAATCCAGTTCCTGAGCGATGACCGCCAGCGCAACCTCAACACCTACAAATCTGCTGTTTCGCAGACCTACTCGATCGCCCACGACTCCACGCTTCCGGTTTACCCGCTGCTGCGACAGCTGGATGAGGACGAAGATACGGTCGCGGCTTACATGTACGTTCCAAAGGCTAAAGAAAACCGTTACTGGGCGGCCACGGCATCCTTTGACGACACGCCAACCACTGCGGTCAATGAGGTGGAGACGGTGAGTGTGGTTCTGAACCTTCAGTCGCCGGCGATGACATTCTATAAAGTGACCGACGCCGCCGCGTAATACCGGCGGCTGCTCCCTTAATGCATGCCTCCCGCGCGGAGGCATTTTTTAATACGAGGCCATGATGGCGACTAAATTCACGCTCCAGCCCAAACCAACCTTCAAAGCGAACGTTACGATCCCGCGCGCCGGGGATGACGACGGGGTGCTGACCTTCACGTTCAACCATAAGCCGCTTAAGGAGCTGGCCGACCTGGAAAAGCTCGAGGGAAAAACGGCCACTGATTTCCTGATGGAAATTATTGCAGGCTGGGCGCTACCTGATGCGTTCAACGCCGACAACCTCGGTGTACTTCTGGAAAATTACCCGGCGGCCATGAAGACCATTCCGGAAACCTACTACCGCGAACTGATGGGCCAGCGCGAAAAAAACTGATAGCGGTTGCCTCGGCGTTCTATACGCCTGAACCCACGGCGGCGGATCTTACACCTTACGGGTTAACACCGGACGACTACGACGATCGGTACGTTGATGTCTGGCCCGACGTGTGGCCAGCATTCCTGGTGTTTCAGGCAATGAGTACCCAGTGGCGAACAGGTATGGGCGGGGCGTCCGGGCTTGACTATAACGTTCTGCCCTGGCTCATGCGCCTGCACGACGTCAGCGACGAGGCAACCACGCTTTCGGATATTCGGGTAATGGAAAGTGCCGCGCTAAAAATCATGCATAAAGAGAGGCCGGAATGAGTAACGATATCGCCACCATTTCGCTGCGCGTCAATACCGGTGAACTGGAGCGCGGCAGCCGCGAACTGGATCGTTTTCAGGATACCGCTACCGCCGCGGCGGGCAAAGCGGATGACCTGAACAGTACCTTTCGCACGGGTGTCGATAACCAGAAGAAAAACAGCGAAAGTCTGAAGCAGCAGCGCCAGGAGTTACAGAACCTGCTGAATAAAATCAGCCCGGTTAACAAAGCGCTCGACGAGCTGGACTCAATTCAGGAAAGCCTGGCGAAGTATCGCGGTAAAGGGCTGGTGGATGATGAAGATTTCACTCGATATAACAGCGTACTGGAGACGACCCGGGCGAAACTGGCTCAGGTCATGGAGGCTGAGACGGCAGAGGGACGGGCTCGCATCGAGCAGGCTCAGGCGGCCCAGCGGGCAGCGGCATCAGGGAAAACATTCATTGCCTCACTGGAGGAGCAAACTGCTGCGATCGGCAAAACGCGCGCTGAAATCCTTGAGCTAAAAGCCGCACAACTGGGAGTAACGCAGCAGGCCGCTCCGATGATCGCCAAACTGAAGGAACAAGAGAACGTCTGGAGAAATGGCGCGATCAGCGCGGGGCAGTACCGCAATGCCATGCGTTACCTTCCGATGCAAATGACCGATATTGCTACCTCACTGGCATCTGGTATGCCGGTCTATTTGGTTGCTATTCAACAGGGTGGTCAGCTGCGCGATACGTTTGGCGGAGTGGGTAATGCGCTGAAAGCCATTCTCTCGCTTGTAACGCCGGCGAAGCTGGCTTTAGGGGGAATGATTGGTGTTGCTGGCCTGCTGGTCGCTGCCTGGTATAAAGGTTCACAAGAAGCATCCGAATATAACAAACAGCTGATACTGACCGGCAATTATGCGGGAAAAACTGCCGCACAGCTGTCTGCACTGGCAAAGTCTTTATCCGGTGGCGGGATTAACCAATACGCCGCTTCTTCTGTTCTGGCTCAGGTAGTGGGTTCTGGAAAGTTTGATGCAAACAAGCTTGAGACAGTGAGCCGCGCGGCAGTTGCGATGGAGCAGGCAACTGGTCAGGCGGTGGATAAGACCATCGCTAATTTCCAGAAGCTTTATGCCGAGCCAACCCAGGCATCGCAAGAGCTCAACAATCAGCTGCATTACCTGACGGCGGCTCAGTTTGAATACATTGCTTCTTTGGAACGTCGGGGCGATAAAGAGGCTGCAGGGCAAGCAGCCGCTGATGCCTACAGCCAGGCAGAACAACGCAGAAGCCAGCAGATCCTCGCTAATCTCGGTCTGGTTGAGAGAGCCGCACTTGCAGCCCGCAATGCTTTCAAAGGGATGTGGGACGAGCTGCTTAATATTGGGCGCCCGGAAGCACCGCAAGACATGCTTGCGAGAATGCAGGCTGATCTGGTGGATCGTGAGAGTAAGCTATTGCCTGAACGCCAGAAGATGGGTTACGGCTACAGCTACGACACCAGCTCACAGGACAGAGATTATGATAATCGCCGTAGAGCGCAGCTTGCGGCCATAGCATCGTTGAAAGCCCAGATTAACCCTATGTTGGGTGCCATCACACTTCAGAACGATTTGAACGGGGCTGTATCAGCAGGTAAAGAAATCAACGAAGATGCGATAAGTGCCCAGCAGATCATGAATCGCTATCTTGATGCCGGGACTGAAGCCGCAGAAAAGCGCCGTCAGGCTCAGGACGAACTGAATAAAGCCATTGCTGAAAATGCCAAAGCTGCCAAAAACGGGACGGCGACTCTCTGGACGGCTGAGAACATCGCCAAAGCGCGAGCCGGGATCGAGAAGCTTTATAGAGACCCCAAAACGCCAACAGCGAAAGGGGAAACATTCTCGTCCGGTATGCGAGCTGAGGATTCTGCTCAGTCTGAATTGCTGGCGCTTCAAGCGCAGCTGTATGCCCTGCAGAAGCATAAAGACCTGAACGACACGATCAGTCAGCAGCGTAAAAACTTATGGACCACTGAAGCCAAGTTCCAGGTGCTGGAAGAGGCTTCCCGGACTCGCTCGCTGACCAAACAGGAGCAGTCGCTGCTGGCGAACAAAGACCAGGTGCTTCAGCTGGCGCGTCAGAAAGCACTACTTGGCGACCAGATCTCCGCTCAGGAGCAATTGAACAAGCGGATGGATACTGCGCAGAAATACACTACGCAGATGTCCGAGAAGCAGGCAGCGTTGACAGGCGGCGCCGGGATGAGCGACCGGCAAGCTCAGCGTGAACTCGCTAACAGCCAGCTGGCTGCCGGCTGGAAAAATGCTGGCGGTAATCTGAACGACGACGGTTATCAGAAGCAACTAAAGGCGGCTAGTGACTATTACGATGCAGAAGATCGTCTGCGCGGTGACTGGCTGACCGGCGCGAAGAAAGGGTGGACTGAGTTCGAGGACAACGCGACCAATGTTTATGGGCAAATGCAAAATATTTCCCAGTCTGCATTCACGGGAATGGCATCAACACTCACAGATTTTTTCACCACAGGAAAAGCCAGCTTCACGGATTTTCTGACAACTTTCCTTAAGGGCATAGCGCAAATGCTGGTCCAGTTGGCTATGGTCAACAGTATGAAATCAGCGTTTGGAGGGACGGCTGTTGGGGCCTTTTTCGGTTTTTCTCAGGGTGGGCTGGTCCCGGCATTCGACAGCGGGGGCTATACCGGCGATGGTGGAAAATATCAGCCGAAAGGTGTCGTTCATGGTGGTGAGTTTGTGTTTACCAAAGAGGCTACCAGCGCGATTGGTGTTGGCAATCTCTACGCAATGATGCGCGGCGCGCAGGGTTATGCTGACGGCGGTTATGTTGGCAATGCGGCGATGTATGGTCTGCAATCTGCTGGCGCTGGAGGTATCACGGTTCAAACCTCAGTTGTCGTGCAGAACCAGAACTCGCAGCAGCAAACTTCAGGAAATGACGAAGCGATCACCCGGGCTTATAAGCAGACAATCGATCAGTCTGTTCGGGCGGGTATTGCCCGGCAACTCCAACCCGGAGGCATGATATGGAATGCAACGAAATCACGTTAATGTTGCTTATGCATGTTTTGTCGTTGAGTTAATTCCTGATAGGATTGTTCCTAGTTTTTACTGATGGAATAGGGACATGAAAAAAATAATTGGCGTGATTTTGCTTTCCTTCTTACTTTCTGCTTGCGATAAACCTCAAATTGACTCATCCACTGATGACGCAATGAAATCTTCTATAGCGAAAGTCAGAGAGTCACTTCCGGAGAATAAACGAGAGGAATTTGATAGCGCTCTTAAGGTTGTAGTGTTCAGCAACATTAATATGGCTGACCTAATGCGTGCATCTTCGGAGAGTGACAAAGAAGACATAAGCAAAAAGATGCGCGAACCGTTGGCTGGCAAAACTGGTGAGGAAGTAATCTCTTATGCACAGAAAATAACTGTTGAGAGAGAACTTAAGCAGAAAGAGCAGGCACTTCAGGAAATCAAAGAGCTTGAACAGAAAAAGGCTGACTCCGAGAAGGCCAAAGAAGAGCTAAAAAAAGTACAGGTTTTATCATCTCGATTTAGCCTGGAGCCTGAGGAGTACGGCCAACCTCAGCCTGTAATTAGACTTGTTGTGAAAAATAATTCTGATAAAGCTATTTCCCGGGTGTTCTTCCGGGGGGTGATAGCCAGCGAAGGACGCTCAGTGCCATGGCTGGAACAGGATTTCAACTACGAAATTGCTGGTGGATTGGAACCAAATGAAGAGGCCGCTTGGGCTTTGGCTCCTAATAAGTTTTCTGAATGGGGCAAGATTAATGCTCCAGCTGGCGCAGTCTTCACAGTTACAGTAACGAGAGTTAATGGTGCAGATAAAGAGGCGCTGTTTGATGCATCTGGTTTTACAGAGCAAGATGACAGCAGGCTAGAAGATTTGAAGAAAAAATATCTTTAATCTGTCATCGCTACTCGACCCGCTTCGGCGGGTTTTTTTATGCCCGGAGGAAACGTGGCGATCCAAATATTCACTTGGCGAACCCAGATACAGGCAGGTATGGAGGGCGAATTTAGTCACTCCACTCGCGCCGCATCATTCGGTGATGGCTATGAGCAGATTGCCGGCGAGGGCATCAATCCCGAAAAGCAGTCCTGGCCAATAACCCTCACAGGTAAAAAAGCAGAGATGCTAGCCGCCCTGAATTTCTGTCGTTCGCACATCACAAAATCGTTTATATGGACATCACCAATTGGCGAGGCGGGACTTTACCGCGTTGAGGCTGATTCAGTGAAAGCGCAACCCCTCTCGAGCAAAGTAATAACCATAACCGCTACTTTCAAGCAGGCATACGCACCATGATCACAGAAGATTACCAGCGACTCGAACCGGGCAATAAAATTCGCCTCATTGAGGTTGATGGCTCCACATTTGGTGTCGATGACGTACTGCGTTTTCATGCGTACAACTTGCCCCATACAGCTGGTGAAATTGCCGCTGCTGGTGGGGATGAAACGAAACTTGTAGCAAAGAGTATCTGGTGGCAGGGAAAAGAATATGCCGCATGGCCATACCAGCTCGAAGGGCTTGAGGCATCAACCGACGGCAGCAGCGCACAGCCGACCCTGACGGTGGCAAACATCGACAGCTCGATCACTGCGCTCTGTCTGGCCTACGACGACATGCTCCAGGCGAAGGTTACTATTCACGATACTTTTGCCCATTATCTGGATGCCAGAAACTTTCCCGAAGGTAATGCGACTGCTGATCCGCTTCAGGTCAGAAAACGGGTGTTCTACATCGATGGAAAGAACAACGAACTGGCGGGGGAAAGCGTCGAGTTTATTCTCACCAGCCCGATGGATCTTCAGGGGTTAATGATTCCGACGCGTCAACTCCACTCACTATGCACATGGTGTATTCGCAACCAATATCGCTCGGGTGACGGGTGCGATTACGCAGGCGCCAGTTACTTCGACCTGAACAATAATTCGGTAGACGATCCGTCACTAGATACCTGCAATGGCACGCTAACCGCATGCAGGTTGAGGTTTGGTGAAAACGAAGAATTACCCTTCGGCGGTTTTCCGGGGACTTCCCTTATCAGGAGCTAATCATGCGTCAGAAAACGATAAACGCCATCATGGCTCATACTGCTGCAGAGTACCCACGTGAGAGCTGTGGAGTGGTCGCTCAGAAAAGCAGGGTGGAGCGCTATTTCCCGTGCCGTAACGTATCGGCTGAGCCGATGGAGCAATTTCATCTTTCGCCTGAGGATTACGCTGAAGCTGAAGATTGGGGAACGGTGATTGCCATAGTTCATAGCCATCCTGACGCTACGACTCAACCAAGCGAGTTGGATAAAGCACAGTGTGATTTGACGCTTTTGCCCTGGCATATCGTAAGTTGGCCTGAAGGAGATCTGTGTACCATTCAACCGCGTGGTGAGTTACCGCTAGTGGGGCGTCCGTTTGTTCTGGGCGTGTACGACTGTTGGGGGATTGTGATGAGCTATTTTCGCCAAACCCATGGCATTGAGTTGACCGACTATCGTGTGGATTATCCGTGGTGGGAGGACAGTTATTCGGACAATTTCTATCAGGAATGCTGGTATGAATGTGGTTTCCGCGAATTTGCTGGTCCCCCGCAGGCTGGCGATATGGTGATCATGCAGGTACAGGCCAATAAGTGGAATCATGCCGGCATCTTGCTTGAAGGGAATATGCTACTTCATCATCTGTATGGCCACCTCAGCCAGCGTGTGCCTTACGGCGGGTACTGGCGGGAACGAACAATGAAGATAGTTCGTTTTAAGTCTGATGGGGACAGGGACTCCAACTAACGCGACTCAATGTGTTAGTTATTGATTTTCAAGATACTTATTTACATGTTAGGATTAATCCGAACAATACTAATGGGAATAAGATTTTGAAAAAACTACTAATTATTTTAGCTGTTCTTACATTGGCAGGATGTGCACGTCCTTATGGGCAGGCAGAAAAGATACTAAATCAAGAAATCGTAACACCCAAAACTGATACACAGCAGACAAAGGTTACTGTTACACGAAATAAACAATTCATTGGTGGCGGAAGTGGAGGAATGTGTAAGTTCCTAGTTGCTATCGATGATAAAGATGTCGCCCTTCTAAGACAGAATCAATTCGTTACAGCTTATTTAACTGATGGTCCTCATAAATTACGAGTCAGTAACGAATGTAATGTTCTAAGCATGGGTATGCGAAAAACTCTTGATCTCGTTGCCGACGGCACGCCACAAGAATATGTGGCAGAAGTTGGTTTCTGGGGGCAATATAGAATGTGGAAAGTTAAGTAAATTCATAAATAAATTTAAGGTCGCTCAGGCGGCCTTTTTTTATGGAGTTAATATGACTGCGTTACTCAATAAAGAGCCTGCCCGAACAATTAGGTTGTACGGCATTCTTGGCGCTACCTTTGGTCGTGAATACAAGCTATCAGTTGCATCGCCTAAAGAGGCCATCCGTGCGCTCTGTGTGATTGTTCCGGGTTTCGAGCGTTTCCTAAATACCAGTAAACAACGCGGTCTTACCTACGCTGTTTTTAGCGGAAAGCGAAATCTGATCTCTGACGAGCTCGACATGGATAAAGGTTGTGAAGATATCCGTATTGCGCCTGTCATTATCGGCAGTAAAAAAGCTGGCGCATTCCAGACGATACTCGGTGCGGTATTGGTCGTCGTCGGCGTTGCGATTGGTTACTTTTCTGCTGGCACGCTATCAGCGGCAGGTTATGGGGTAGCGAAGTTCGGTGCTGCGATGATGATCGGCGGCGTAGTACAAATGATGTCGCCGCAGACGGCGGGCCTCGCCAGTAAGCAGTCAGCAGATAACCAAGCTAGCTACGCATTTGGCGGTGTGACAAATACCACAGCTCAGGGAAATCCGGTACCACTTCTCTATGGCAAGCGACGCATTGGAGGTGCCATTGTATCTGCCGGCATCTACGTTGAAGATCAGCAGTAACGCCACTCTTTTCAACCTGGCCACCTTCGGGTGGCTTTTTTTATGGGCGCAATATGGTTACAGCAACTGCGATTAAAGGCCGAAAAGGCGGCAGCTCCAGCTCACGAACCCCGACCGAACAACCGGATGATCTGCAGTCGGTAGCAAAGGCGAAAATCCTCATTGCGCTTGGAGAGGGCGAGTTCGCTGGTCACCTCACTGGGAAGGATATTTACCTGGATGGTACTGCGCTCGAGAACGCCGACGGATCGCAGAACTTCAGTGGCGTTACGTGGGAGTTCCGCCCGGGAACGCAGGCTCAGAAATACATCCAGGGTATTCCCGGAACCGAAAATGAAATTAGCGTGGGGGCTGAGGTTTCCAGTGCAACCGCCTGGACGCGTACATTCACTAATACCCAGTTGTCGGCTGTTCGCCTGCGCCTGAAATGGCCGTCTCTTTTTAAGCAAGAGAATGACGGTGATCTCGTCGGTTACTCTGTCAACTACGCGATTGACCTGCAGACAGACGGCGGCACATGGCAGACCGTGCTCAATACCAGCGTTACGGGGAAAACGACCTCCGGTTACGAGCGCAGCCACCGTATCGATTTACAGCAGGCGGGCAGCACCTGGACGCTTCGTCTGCGCAAGATAACCGCTGACGCAAATAGCGCGAAAATCGGCGATGTAATGACGCTGCAAAGCTTTACTGAGGTGATTGACGCCAAACTGCGTTACCCGAATACGGCGTTGCTCTATATCGAGTTTGACTCAAGCCAGTTCAACGGCTCCATCCCTCAGATTTCCTGCGAACCTCGCGGACGCGTAATCCGTGTTCCCGATACCTACGATCCTGAGACTCGAACCTACAGCGGTACCTGGACGGGCACGTTTAAGTGGGCGTGGACGGATAATCCTGCATGGATTTTTTACGATCTGGTGGTCACTGACCGCTTCGGCTTAGGCAACCGTCTCACTGCGGCCAATATCGACAAATGGTCGCTTTACCAGGTTGCGCAGTACTGCGATCAGCAGGTACCAGACGGCAAGGGCGGGAGTGGTACCGAGCCGCGATATACCTGCAACGTCTACATTCAGGACAGAAACGACGCCTACACCGTGCTACGAGATTTTGCGGCCATATTCCGCGGTATGACTTATTGGGGTGATGACCAGATTGTCTGCCTTGCGGATATGCCGCGTGATGTCGATTTCAGTTACACCCACGCTAATGTTGTTGAAGGGAAATTCACCTACTCCAGCAGCACGACCAAGAGCAGGTACACAAACGCGCTGGTCTCATGGTCCGATCCGGATAATGCCTACGCTGATGCTATGGAGCCGGTTTTTGAACAGGCATTAGTGGCGCGCTATGGCTTCAACCAGCTCGAACTGACGGCCATAGGTTGCGCCAGACAATCGGAGGCGAACCGAAAAGGGCGCTGGGGCATTCTCACCAATAACAAAGACCGTGTAGTGACCTTTAATGTCGGGTTGGACGGCAATATTCCACAGCCTGGATATGTCATCGCTGTGGCGGACAGGAACCTTTCCGGACGTGATCTGGGCGGAAGAGTCGCCAGTGCAAATGGCCGGGTTATCACTCTTGATCGAGCTCCTGGTGCCGCGGCAGGAGACAGGCTAATCGTTAACCTGCCTTCCGGTGTTGCTCAGTCACGCACTATCCAGGCGATTTCAGATAAAGCGGTCACTGTCACCACGCCGTATAGCGAAACACCAAACGCTGAAGCTGTCTGGTTGTTAGAGAGTGATGAACTTTACTCGCAGCAATACCGTGTTGTTAGCGTGACGGACAACGATGATGGGACATTTACCATCGCCGGAGCTAATCACGATCCGGATAAATACGCCCGCATTGATACAGGGGCGATCATCGACCAGCGCCCGATAAGTGTTATTCCTCCGGGCAATCAGGCGCCACCAGCAAACATCGTTATCAACTCCTTCTCGATGGTTCAGCAGAATATCAGCGTTGAAACAATGCGCGTCAGTTGGGACCAGGCGCAGAATGCTATCGCCTATGAAGCGCAGTGGCGCCGCAACGACGGAAACTGGGTGAACGTACCGCGCAGCTCCACTACGTCTTTTGACGTACCGGGTATTTACGCCGGGCGCTACCTGGTGCGCGTGCGCGCCATCAATGCTGCGGAAATTTCATCTGGCTGGGGATATTCAGAAGAGAAAACGCTGACGGGTAAAGTGGGCAATCCACCGAAGCCAGTTGGCTTTATCGCTTCTGAAAACGTGGTGTTTGGTGTTGAGCTGAACTGGGGATTCCCTGCAAATACCGATGACACACTGAAGACGGAGATCCAGTACAGCCTGACCGGGACCGAAGATGATGCGATGCTGCTGGCCGATGTGCCTTACCCGCAGCGCAAATATCAGCAGATGGGCCTCAAGGCGGGACAGATTTTCTGGTACCGGGCGCAGCTGGTGGACCGAACCGGCAACGAATCGGGGTTCACAGACTGGGTTTGGGGCCAGGCCAGCATCGATGTTTCCGACATCACTGATGCCATCCTGGAGGATATCAAAGAATCGGACACGTTTAAGGACCTGATCGAGAACGCCGTCGACAGCAACGAAAAAATTGCTGGCATGGCCGAGGACATCAAACAGAATGCCGACGATGTTGAGCAGCAGGCGCTGGCCATTCAGGAAAACTCAGATGGCCTGGCGCAGGCAGCTGTGAAGATCGACGAGATTTCTGTATCGATGGATGGCATGACGGGAGGGGTGAAGAACTCCGCTATCGCCATAATCCAGAACGGACTGGCGCAGGTTACTTCGCGTCGATCTCAAACCGTGACGAATGCCGGAAACAGCGCCAGCATTGACCGCATTGACACAACGGTTGCGGATACCAGTTCGGCGGTTGCCCGTGCACTTGTTACGCTGGATGCATCTGCCGGTGGCAATATTTCCAACGCAACCGATCTCACCGAAACCCTGGCTGACTTCACTCAGGCATCTGCAACAAAAATCAATTCTCTGACCGTAACGGTGAATGGACAGACTGCTGCTATCACGCAAACCGCTAATGCGGTTGCTGACATTAACGGCAACATCAGCGCGATGTATAACATCAAAGTTGGCGTGGCCGCTAACGGGCAGTATTACGCCGCCGGGATGGGGATCGGCGTAGAGAACACGCCTTCTGGTATGCAGTCGCAGGTTATCTTCCTAGCAGACCGTTTCGCTGTAACCACGCAGGCTGGCAGCACTGTAGCATTGCCCTTTGTGATCCAGAACGGCCAGACTTTTATCCGAGATACATTCATCCAGGACGGGACCATATCTAACGCCAAGATTGGTAATTACATCCAGTCAAATAACTACGTGGCGGGTTCCGCTGGCTGGAAACTTGATAAGGGTGGCACCTGGGAAAACTACGGCAGCGACGGTCAGGGGGCAAGAAAATCGACCAACGTCACTGACAGTATCAGGGACTCGAATGGCGTTCTCCGCGTGCAAATCGGCAAACTCACAGGGGTGTTTTGATGTCATGGGGTATACAAACATGGGATGCGTCGGGTAAACCCAATAACTACGGTATCAAGCCAGTTTCCGTTGTTGGGCGTATACAACTGGCTGCCGGACAAACATCCGGCAGTTGGTCTTTTACGATTCCCTCTGGAATGAAAGTCGGCTTTGTTCTTTCACTCGATGAAGGAGGGAGCAGCGTAGGTCGGCGCATTGTAGCATCGGGGAACACTATAACCGTATCAGCTGCCTCTACTGTAGGACTGGGCAATTATCCGGCATCAAAGTGTGAGGTGGTCATTTTCATGGAGAAATCATAATGGCCGAATTTGGCGCAATGATATTAATGGATAACGGGAATCCCTTTGTTACACCACAATCAACACCTTTTTGTCTTTACGGAAAGTACACCTTTAATTCATCCGCTAATGGCAGTTCTCAGCAGGTTGCACAGAATATTGCATTGAACGCAAGTTATCCTGCGATGGTATTTATTAAAACCACCAATACAGCACAGCCCACACCTGTTATGTCTTACAGGAATGGCGGTAATATCTATATTGGCGGGGTTAACCCCTATAACCAGAGTTTCACCCTGACAGTATATGTATTTGCCGTATTCCCGCAGACATTACCGAAATGGGGTCTGGCTATTTGGGACGCAGCCGGAAAGCTTGTGCTGACAAATGAGTCTCGCGTTTTATCAGACCTGCAGACAGTTGGCACGCCGGGCGCAAACGGGGGGATCAATATTGACCAGACGCTCAGCGGTTCGTGGGCGGTCGCTCCTGCTCAGTTGGGTCAGACTATAATCGTAAATAACTCCACCCAACCTCCTACCATTTACACAATCAATGCATATTCGTCATGCAGGTTCGATGGAACAAACACGAGGATAAACACTGGCGGGACTTCAACGGGGACAGGGGCGCCGGGAGGCGGTACAAATACCGGGATTTCATTAACAGCGATAAATACAGCGGCCTATGACTGATTGATCGTTTTGAGCGATCAATAACAGATAATTGATCTATCTAATCAATTATACCCACCTCTTTCATGTTGGTATTGTCTAAGTTCATGAATACCTTGGGATACCATTACATGAATAAGCTACTCATCTGCCTGGCTGGAGCTGTCATGCTGTCTGGCTGCGCTGGCGTACTTGAGAAACAGGAACCAGTTTGCAGTGGCACAGCCATCGTTGGCGGTCAGGAAAATACGGTTCAAATTTACGGCGTTCGCAAACAAAACAACCAGACACAGTACCGAGCCGGATACCCTTTCAACTGGCGCTGGGTAAGTGCGAACACATTCACTGACACCACCTGCAAATAACCAACCATTTTGAATAACAACCTCGCTCTGGCGGGGTTTTTTATTGCCTGGAGAAAATATGATTTATAACACCGGCACCATCGCTATTAACGGAAATACCGCCACCGGCACAGGCACGAACTGGACGGCTCCCGCCAGCCAGGTTCGCGCTGGCCAGACTATTATCGTAATGTCTAACCCGGTCCAGATGTTCCAGATTTCAGCAGTAAACAGCGCCACGTCAATGACGGTAACGCCAGCTGCTTCACCGGTGCTGAGCGGCCAGAAGTACGGCATTCTGGTATCAGACAATATCTCTGTCGATGGCTTGGCGCAGGCGATGTCGCAGCTCATCAAAGATTACGACGAGAATATCGGTGCATGGGAGACGTTTGCCACAACCACGGCAAACCAGAGCATCACTGTCACCATCAACGGCAAGGCAGTAAGCATTCCAGCGATCGGCAAGTTACTGCAGAAAGGAAGCAATGGTGCGCTGGGGATTGCTGACGGCGGTACCGGCGCAACGACCAAAGAAGACGCTCGCACAAACCTCGGTTTGGGAAGTAGTGCCACGAAGGATGTCGGAACCGCAGCTGGGAACGTCATGCAGGTGGGGGCTTTTGGGCTAGGTTCACCTCAGCAGAATAAGCCAAACGATGCTAATGCATCTTTTATCAGTGACGCTGATGGTTTAACTCTGTGGGCTCCAGCCAATGGTTGTGGTTATCAAAGTTCTTACAATACGCAGCGAATTGCGCAAATGTGGGTAACATCTAACGGTGCCGGGTACAGCCGATTTTTGACAAACACAAACCCTCAAACGCCAAAAACCGATGTACCGTGGACACTTTACCAGGCCTCTGGAACGTCAGACATTAACTTCAAAAAGGTAACCGGTGATCTTGATTTAAACGAGTCGCTTTCGAACATTGAGGCAATGGATTTTAAAACATTCTATTACCTAGCGGATGAGGATAAAACGATTCGTCGCGGCATCATTGCACAGGAGATTGAGAAGATTGATCCACAGTACGTTCACTCAGCTGAAGAATCAGGGAAAATGACGCTCGACCTCAACCCTCTTGTGCTCGATGCGCTGGCGGCAATCAAAGCGCTGACAATCCGTGTGAAGGGACTAGAGAAACGGGTGAAGGATTAGGTAGCCGATGGGCTGCAAAGTTCACGCAGTTCTCTTTCTAAGCTTCTGACACGCTCGGCAAGCTCCTTTATCGCCTCCACATACAGGGCGCTCATTGCGCTATAGTCCACAGTTTTGAGATCGTTAATTTCTTCTCCAGCAGGTGTTGTGCCGGTGCCGCCAGAGCTCACAGCAACCGGCAGAACCTGCTCCAGTTCCTGGGCGATAATGCCTGCGCTTCGTACCGTCGCTGATTCGGTGAGCTGAATTCCGAATGTGTAGCCCGTCAGGGAACAAATCTTCTCCAGAGCGTTACTGACGGGCTCTTTGTCAAATTTAACTCGTTCGTCAGAGGTCTGGTTTACCGAAATACAGGTGAACCGGCCAGATGATTCAAACGAAAAACTATAGCCATTCGCTCCACCGTTATCGTTGCTGTCCGGTCTGAGTCGGATCGTACCGTCCTTAGGTGCATAGATTACCCCGCGCGATGCATTCCCACCGACCCCGTAAAACCACAGGTGCGCATTCTGCGTATGGCTGGAAGCCCATATGTTTGACGACGTGGTTGCTCTGAGTGTGCCATCGGCGCTGATGCTGTTTTGGCAGTTAATTGGATTACGGAACTCGAAACTGTCTCCGATAAACACGTATTTTCCTGCATAAAATGTAAAGTCCCCTTTGCCATTAGCTCCATTGGAATTGCCACCGCAAAGGATGCGCGCGTCATAGTCATTCGAGCCAAGAAAATGGAAGTCAACGAAGC